ATTCACTCCAGATCTTACACTCACATCATTAAGAACCTTTATAGTGATCCAGATTCAGTTTTCAATACTATTTTAGAAGATGAAAAAATTCTCTCCCGTGCAAGAACGGTTACAGAATCTTATGACAGATTCATACGAGAAGCTCAAAGATACAGCCTCGGCGACTGGGAGTACGCTATTGAAGGAGCTGGTACGTTTAAAGAACAACGTTACGAACTTAAAAGAAAACTCTTCAAAGCGATGATGAATGTGAACATCCTTGAGGGTGTTCGTTTCTATGTGTCATTTGCGTGTACTTTTGCCTTCGGTGAGTTGAAAGTCATGGAAGGGTCCGCTAAGATTATCTCATTGATTGCTCGTGATGAGAACCAACATCTGGTTCTTACACAGAACATCATTAACAAGTGGAGAGATGGTGACGACCCGGATATGAAGAAGATCTACCATGAAGAGATGGAGAACTCCCGCCGAATGTTCGAGAACTGTGTGAACGAAGAAAAGGCTTGGGCCAAGTACCTCTTTAAGGATGGTTCCATGATCGGTTTGTCCGAACAACTTCTTCACAGATATGTGGAGTGGATTGCCAATCGTCGCATGAAAGCAATCGGTTTACAACCTCTCTATGATGTCCCAGCAACACACAATCCTCTACCCTGGACAGAACATTGGATCAAGTCCAAAGGTGTTCAGGTTGCTCCACAAGAAACAGAAGTTGAATCTTACATCATTGGTGGCATTAAACAAGACATCAAGGAGGATGCTTTCTCTGGATTTAAACTATGAGTTGGGGTAAATTGGCAGTCAATGCTTACAAGACTGCCAAAGTGATTGTGAAAGACCCATCGTGGGTCGATGAAGAAAAGTTTAGATCACGAATGAACCTATGTGAAGGCTGTGATCTATACAATCACCACACTAAAAGATGTAAAGAGTGTGGTTGTTACATGTTAATGAAAGCGAAGTTCAATGCAACTTCATGTCCTATTGGTAAATGGTAATGTTTGTTTGTCCCATCCCTATCCCACCAACACCTCCGGCTGTTGTATCAATCTGGCCAGGTGACCCAGAACTCCCTGAGTTAGAGTTTTGTGGGTTCAATTACAAGGGTGTTCCTATGAAATGTGAGTGTACTGATGACGAATCAAAAAGTTCTCTGACAAATCTCCTAAACTCTTGACTAAATAAAAATGGTCTATTATAATAGACTTACGTTCACCGGAGACTTTTGTCTCTGGCGCAAGTAGCCAACGCGGAACGGAGGCGTTCATCCTATGTTTCTCTCACCACTGGTAACGATCGGTTTATTAGTATCACCCACGACCTCTCTCTTCGAGAGGCAACATTACCTCAGTTGTGAGGACTATGTATGGGTAGTAAGGGGAGTTGAAAAGAGTGAACAAATTAGCGAACTGCAAAGGTCGGAGATAAGATTAGAACTTATTGAAGCAACCGACCCAGCTTGTTTTGAGTAACATAGGACGCAAACGTTGACGAAGGAACGGGGACTACCAACCCAAACCGGAGTAAACACATGAACACGCTCGCACTTATCAAACAGAAAATCCAGAAAGCTTCTGCACTACATGATGCCAGAATTTCCATCACGAAATATCGTGGTGTTGAATGTCAGGTTCATCAAGGAAGTGAAGAGTCCCATGGTTCTTTCTGTTATCGTGGAAGAATCTACACCAAGTGAACGAAATGAGGGGTCTTCGGACCCCTTTTTTGTTCTAAATATTCGTAGTGATAAGAACTCTGTCATGCAAATTAACCATGAGGTAAATCAATGGCAGACCCATCAACTGAAACAACTGAAGACCAAAGCCCCGAAGAAGAAAAGAAGAAGAAAGGGCTACTAACTAAATTTAAAGAGAGTGTAGATGACAAAGAAGAACAACTCGCAATCCTATCAACATTTGTCAGACTTGGTATCCTTGTCTGGTCTGGAACAATTCTCACATTGGCTTATGTTGAACTTCCAGAAGTTCTCAAGATGCCTAAACAGGATCTTGATCCAACCTTTATCGCTTCTGTTTTCACTGGAGTTTTGGCTACCTTTGGAGTACAAACAGCCAAGAAGGGTGCCGGTATTGGTGGAGGTGGAGGTGGCATCTCGAAGGCAGACATGGAAAAGTTAATCGAAGCCGCTTCTCAAACAGCTCCAGCTCAAACTATTCGTATCGAACAGGGACCTGTTAAGATTGTCCCCAATACACCAGTAGTTGAGACACCAAAGTCAGAAGGAGAACTTAGCTGATAACTTCTTAGCTAACTTGGCAGGAGAAAGGAAGAGTGACTTAAACCTCTTCTGACCCTCCTGCGTAAACTTATCCTTCAACCCATCATCAACAATAACTTTGTTAACTGTTTCATAAAACTCATCAAGTTCTATTTGATCTCTGATGTATGACTCCACATTGTCTACGGAGTCTACTAACTTAGTACCTGACTTAGAATGTTCAAAGATATCTACCGTACCCTGTGAGTTGAGAACATATTGAATAATTGGTGTAACCTTTTTAATCTTGACCTTAAACTTCTTCTTCTTGAGTAGGTCACCTATACCACCCAGTGATTTCTTGACTAACATCCCAGCAATTAAAGTAGTTACTGTCGCAATAACAGCTGTAGCTCCAGTAGTGGCAACTACATCCAGTGGTGGTAAATCAACTGTGACACCACCAACATCAATACTTGGTCCGGTAGGTGGTAAGGGTGGTAATGTTCTATCGGGTTCGGATGGTTCCGCCGGTGCAGGTGTTGGAGATTGAATCATCCCTTCAAATTGTTCTTGAGTGGGAGCATCAAGAGTAGGATACTCGATTACCACTGAAGGCACGTCAATAACTGGTCTCTCTAATGTAGATACTACGGGTGGTGGTGTCTCTCTAATTGATGGTGGTGGGATCTCCCGAATGACGTTTCTGGGGATGACTATAGGTCTGATTTCCATGACATTATTTATAAATAAATATACGTTATTCTGAAAAATTCTATGAGAAGGTTGCTTTTATTGCTGCCCTTCTTTGTTATTAGTCCGGTGGGTGCAGTCGAAATTACATCGAGGATTATTGATTCTGTTCAACTAACAGTTGACGGTCCTATGGTGCAGAGTACTCGAATGGGATCGAGTTACAATGTATCTGGTACAAATGTAGACGTTACCACTTTGGGTGGACTTACTGGTGCCTCTGCCACAGCTCCGGCAACTATCTCCGCCGGTTCATATGCCATTGATACGAATGGGGAAGCATTTACATTCTCCGAGTCGTCTAATGTTGGTGATGTTGCTGTCACTACTCAAAGTTCATTGAGTTCTGGTGGTAGAGTCGACACACCAAACATCTATGGAAATACTACTCAGTATCAGGGTGGTACACCGGGAAGTCTTGCGGGTACTCTTAGTGCCACTGGTGTTCCTACCGTCACAGCTGGTGGTGCCGGTACGAGTGCAATTGGACAACGTACAGTTGAGTTGTCGGTGTTCAGATGAAAAGAGTTATATTATTAGGGCTGGTATTGGGAATCTCCCTACCAGTTCGGTCGGCAAGTGTAGTACCCAACTTCACAACCGGAACAGTTACATCAGAAACAACATCACGTACAGAAGTAACAGAGATAATTAATCAAGTAGAATATTCCAACGCCACTTCATATAATGTCAGTGGAGTAAACATCACTGGTAGACCACAATTAGGTACAAACTATAGTCAAACCACTACAGGTGCTGCGTTTCAGTTTAGTGAAACCTATATGACACCTGGTATTGCAACAGAGACATCGATAGAAAGAACAACGATTATTGATTCCTTTACTACATCTACAAGTGTATTCACACAATGAAGAAGTATATTTTGTTTATGTCACTCTTGATGTCGACACCGGCATTCGCACAACAGGCTCCTCAGAATACAAATATTGCCGGACCAACTGCTTCTGCCACTGGTAATGTAACCAACCAAGCAGTTCAGGTTTTACAGGGACCTTACCCCGTCACTACATTTGGTCAGGGTGTTTCTTGTCCCGGACCAGCAATGACAATTGCGCCTTTTGTTACTGGTAACCTGAATAATAATACAGATCCATTCAGTTATCAGTCCAATAGTGGGTCTGCTGGTTTCACTGTGGGTTTCTCTACTCCTCTCAATGGTACTATCACAGAGGTATGTTTAGAGGCAGCAAGAACTTCTATCGCTCGTAACCAGGCAGAAGCAGACAAAGCCAGACTCGACTTCGAGTTAGTTCGTGCCTTACGATGTGGTGAGATGAAGAGGAATGGTATTCACTTCCATCCTAACTCACCCTATGCTGCCATCTGTGCTGACATTGTCGTAATAAATAATACACCTGAACCTATTCGTGATGAAACCACAATCAGCCAAAGCCAAGGGGAGGAAACTTCAGCAGTGGATGAGGGATAAACTCATTGAAGAGTTAGACATTCACCCAGAAGATATTGAGTCCAGAAGTATGGGTGCCGGAGGCGAAGACCTCATCATGGCACGAGCTGCTAGACAAAACTTCCCATTTTCTATAGAATGCAAAAACGTTGAAAAACTTAACGTATGGGACTCCTATGAACAGGCGTCCGCCAATAGTGGCAAACACGAACCCCTGTTGGTTATGAAAAAGAATGGAAAGAAACCTCTCGTTGTTCTCGATGCGGAAAGTTTCATAAAACTAATAAGTATTATGAATAAATAACGAAGGGAATCTTAAAGTTTCCTGAGAGCCGGACAATGAGCCGGATGTACTATAAATTAATTCAAAATTGATGACTTTCTCTAAGAAGAAGACAGCCGTCTTAGCAACAGCTATCTCGACCGCCTTTCTCCTTTCTGGAAGCGAAGCATTAACAGGCTCGCGACTTGACGAGGCACTTGAAAGTGTCACGTCGTCAGAAGAGGTACATACTGAAACGGTAGAAGAAGTAGAAGAACCAAAACAAGAACCAAAAGTAGAAGACCAGAGATGGAAAGGTAAGAACCTCTCCGCAGTTGAACAAGATGTTCTGAGTTTTCTACAAGATAGAGGAATACGAGACAAGGCAGCACTCGCTACCGTGATGGGTAACATCAAACAAGAGTCTTTATTCAACACCAACATCTGTGAAGGTGGTGCCCAAACAGGATACCACGGATGTCATAGTGGTGGCTTCGGTCTTATCCAATGGACTACCACGGGAAGATACAATGGACTCGGTTCATTCTCAAGGAAGTTTGGACTTGACCCCAACACTCTAGAGGCACAACTTCGTTGGATGGTGAATGAAAGGGAGTGGATTAGATTTGAACCATACCTTAAAGGTGAAGGCCAAAGTGTTGATTACTACATGAAACACGCATATGCGTGGCTCGGCTGGGGTATTCATGGTTCCAGAACAACATATGCCAACCAATACTACCAGGCACTTTATAAATAAGACATCTACCACATCCGAAACCAATGGAATGTAGAATTTGCCCTCGTTGTGAAGCAAAGTTTCTTGAAGGTCAATTGTATTGGTCAACTGGAAATCTTGGTGACCCCCACGACTTAGCGGGACTCGTTTGTAATGAAGCCAATGACGCTTCCTGTATCAACCCCTGTAAAGGGTCCGACTCGGGAGA